ACGCACAGCAGATGTTGCTGCAAGCAAGCAAATCTTAAGCCAATCATCAACAGATACAAGTACACTTGGTATAGCCGGAGCTTTTAGTGAAATGAAAAAGTCGCTAAAAGAATCTGATATGGGTCCGATCCGTAAAGGATTTACAGCTGTCAGAGGTGCTGCAACTATTGCAATGACTGCTGTTACTGGATTTGTTGGTGCGCTGCAAGGTGTTATTGGGCTCGCTGGAGCTATTGCGGGTATAGCAGTGCTTATTGACAGTTGGTTTACAAAAAATGCAGAACAGGCTAAGGCTTTTTCTGATGCCGTAGATACCTCTAATGAAATGGTTAAAACTTATGAACGCACTTTGGCGTTTTTAAGTAAGCAAAAACCAGAAGCATTATTTCAATCTCAGGGACTACTATCCCAAGCCAATGCACTACAAGGTTTAGTTGACGGGCTAACAGCTGTACGTGAAAAGTTTCAAGATCTTGATAAAGCAACAACAGGTTGGGACCGCTTTACTGATAAACTAGCTTCACTAATAGGTCGTGGACAACTTGGTAAGTTTGCCGAAGCAACAGTAAAAAACATTGTACAAACAATTGCTGCTATTGACAGTGATATAGCTCGCGAAACTGCACTAAAAACAGTAACTGCAGAATTAGGTGCTGCCGGTGACAACCAAATACAGTGGTTAGATGCAATTAAAAAAGGTGGTCCAGAAGCTGCTAACAAGATTCAGGCTATTGAAGAAAAACTAAAGAAAGTAGCTAATGCTCAAAGCAACGTCGCTAGTCGCAGTGTTGAGTTTGACGAGAGTTTAAAGAAGCTAAACATAACGTATCTTGATTTTACAAAGTCAGCTTTAGACCAATCACCACTAACAAAACTTGGTGATGATATGGCAGCAGCTTCTGTTAAAATGGTTGGTGCTTTGGACGATCCAGTCGCTGGTATTGCCAGCATGAAGAAGTTGCTGGAAGAAACCGCCGTACTGGGTGTTTTTAATCCAGCACTAGTTCAGCAAATCAATCGTTTAAAGCCAGAAATCGACAGCTTAAATCAAAAGCACGGACAGACTGCAATTCAATTAAAGACTGCTCGTCAAGAAGTAATTGCTTTAGAGCTAGAATATCAAAAACTTGATAAAATGTATGGTGGTGTTGATCGCGAAATGGTAATTGCCCAGGGCGGCGATACTATGGGGTTAGATGCACTAGAGGCAGCAACTGATAAACTCAACGCCAAACAAGCACAAATTGCAGCATTAACTAAAAAAGACACCGAAGAACGTGCAAAAATTGCTGAGTTAATGAACAGCCCTAAGTTCAAAGAACTGGCTGTGGATGCGTTTATTACAGGCAGTCAGTTAGTGTCTCGTGCACTAGACGAAGCTTTTGAGAAGGCCAGAATTGACTTAGCCAAAGGTATTCTTGGCATGATGGGTAGTATTCCAGGTATTGCCAGACTAGAATCTCAGCTAAATCAGCGTGAGTATGCAAATCAAGAGGCAATGTTAAAGTTGCAAGAAAGTATGTTGCGCGCCCAACATATGCAGATTGCTGCTACAACAGCTAATACAGCTGCACTCAATCTATCCAGTGCAAGAGAAGCATTCGGCAATATGGATGCTAATGACAGACGTGCAGGTACTGGTCCTAACATAGCAGCAGCTGAAAGCGAAGCTGCACTTGCACAAAAATTCCAAAGTTATGTTACTGGTGGAAAGGGTGCACCTAGCTCTAAAAACTTCTTAGACGATCTTAACAATGCCATGAGTACTTTTGGCAAGGATTCTCCTGAAGCTGCTGCACGTATTAATACAATGCGCGAAAGTGTAAAAGCTTTCATGGGTACTGAAGCCGAACGCAGTAAGCTTGAGACTGGTAAGAAGTTAGACATACTAAAAATGGAAACAAAGATTATTGAAGAAAATAATCGCTTAGTAGAGGATAACTTAAAACTACAAAACATTGGAATTGATAGTCAGCTAAAACAAATAGAGCAAATACAACAGCAAAACGGTAAGTTAACAGATGAGCAGATCACAAGACGCGCATCTTTAGAGACTCAACAAGCTCAGGCTCAATACGACCAAGAAATTAACTCAATTACTGCACAAAGACAACAATTTGATCTACAAATTCTTGCACTAAAAGCAGCCGGAGTTACAAAAGGCGTCGAGGAACTGCAAAACAACTATGCTATCTTGGAAAGTACTAAAGTACTGGGTGCTTTTGAAAACAAGACAAATAAAGATAAAGCAACCGCACTAAAAGAAGAGCAAGAAGTACGTAATAACTTATTTAATGCTAGAGACAGGGCCCTACAAGAAGAAATAAATAAACTAGAAACTATTAAAATACTGCAAAGCGATTCCATGCAAGTAGCAGAATTAGAACTACAACTTGCAGAAAAGCGAAACTCTTATAATCCAGATGAGTTAGCAGCTAAAAAACTTGGTATTGAATTAACTAAGCTACAGCAGGAAGAGACTGGTAAATTAGCCAGTTTAGAAGCTAATTACAGAAAGTCAATTAATAAATTAAGTAAAGACTATCTAAATACTGCAAAAGGTGGTGAAGGAAATGCTCGTCGTGAAGAAATAACTGCAGAAATGACAGCTATTTCCGAAAGATACGTTGTAGAATATGAAGGTATTCGTAAAGTAACAGAGGCCAAGAAAAATCTATCTCTAGAAGACTCACAGTATTCACAACGAGCACTAGCTTATGGCGAAGTATTTGAGAAAGCCTTTCAAGGAATGGGTGATGTAATGGTTAACTTTGCCAAAACTGGTAAAATGGCATTTGGCGACCTAATAGGTAGTATGATTGAAGGTCTAATTCGTTACGAAATGCAGCTACAAGCAACAGCTATGTACGCAGCTTTTAGACCAGGACTAATGAGCGCAGTTACTAGTATATTTGGTGGTGGAGCGTCAACACCAACAATACCTGGGGCTAATTTAGATAACTTCTTTAATGCCAAAGGTAATGCCTTTGATTATGCTATCGAACCATTTGCCAAAGGTGGCATGTTTACCAACTCAATAGTAGACTCACCAACAATGTTTAAGTTTGCCAAAGGCACAGGCCTAATGGGCGAAGCCGGCCCAGAAGCCATTATGCCACTTACGCGTGACGGTAATGGAACCTTGGGCGTTCGCGCCGAAGGTGGTGGGGGAGGAAATGTTGATGTAGTTGTTAATAATTACGGAAGCGAAAAAGCCACTACCAAGGAAACTACCGATTCACGAGGCAATCGTAAGATTGAAGTAGTAATAGGTGATATGACAGCAAGCGAAATATCCAGAAATGGTAGCGCTTCACAAAAAGCTATTCGCGGCACTTTTGGTTTACAGCCTCAATTAATTAGGAGATAATAATGGCATACTACTATTCTTGGCCAGAAACTTTACCACAATCACCTCAAAAAGGCTACTCTGAATCAAGTGGAGTACTAATGCTACGTACACCAATGGATTCCGGGCCAGCTAAGCAGCGTTACCGTGGTAAAAAGCCTAGTAATATGCAAGTAAGTTTTATTATGACAGGGTCTCAAGTGGAAACACTTGAGACTTTTACAACTGAAACTATAAAAGGTACTGCAAGGTTTGGTTTTCCACACCCACGGACTGGTTTCATAGTAGAAGCCCGAATACTAACTCAACAAGAGGGTGTGTTATATAATACTACATACCTTGCACCAGACTACTGGTCAGTAAGTATGCAACTGGAGATACTACCATGAGTCGTTTAACGACAATGTCGCCTGACGCTATTCGGGCAATATTTTCTCCTGATGCAGATAGTGATTTAATATTTTTACTTACTGTTTACAATCCCGACAATCCAGATGAAGTAATAGTACGTTTAGCAGATAACTCTACTGGACGTATTAGTGAAACTGCGGATGAGGTAGTATATGGGGTTGTAAGCAATAATCAAGAGTTTATGTTCTTGCCAATGGAAATTACGCTTCCAACAGAAGAAGAAGCTCAAGCCCCTAAGTGTTCTATTACACTAAATGACGTTACTAGGTACATAACGCCTATTATACGAACCATAACTGGTCCTGCAAAAATAAAGATGGAATTAGTTTTATCTAAAACTCCAGATCGTGTAGAGGTATCTTTTAGTGGATTTTACATTAGTAGCTTTACATACAACGCACAAACTGTGGTAGCAGAATTATCTATGATAGACTATGAGCGCGAACCATTTCCTATGCATAGTTTTTCTCCTGCATATTTTCCTGGAATATTTTAATGTGGTCAAATAAATACATAGGTATACCTTTCCTTGATAAAGGTAGAACTACAGAAGGTATTGATTGCTGGGGTTTAGCTCGTCTTGTATATAAGCAAGAGTATAATATAGACTTACCAAGCTTTACCGGCGAGTATGAAGCAGACGATACTGATAGAATGTCAGACCTAATTGCACAGTACAAAGAAGGTTGGGAATCTCTAGACGAACCAACAGAAGGCTGCTTAGTACTATTTAATGTTATGGGTCACGAATCCCATATAGGAATTACCGTTAGTAACACACACTTTTTACATGCCAGAGATGGTATGGATAGTGCAATTGAGTCTCTAAGCTCCCACGGCTGGAGTCGCCGTATAGTAGGTTACTATAAGTACAGCGAAAATAAAAGTGCTATACTTAACGCAGTACCACACCCATTGCGTACAGAAAGATTTACAGTACCAATTTTGCCAGGAACAACTGTTTTAGAGCTATCAAACTGGATCCTTAAAGAGTACGAAATTGCTCCTGAACTAGCAAGTAAAATTACTATACTTGTTAACGGTAAGGTAGTTCCGCAAGTTGTATGGCAAAGTGTCGTATTACAAGACACTGATCGAGTAGAGTATCGAGCAGTACCTGGAAAAGGCAATACATTTAGATTACTACTAACACTAGCAGTAGCATTTTATGCCCCAGTATTAGCTGGACAATTAACCGGTTTTACAAGTGCCACAGCTGCTGCCGGTATTATGGGCACTACTGTTACTACATCACTAGCAGCATTAAATGCAGCCGTAACAGTTGGTTTAACACTAGCAGGTTCATTGCTAATAAATGCAATTTCACCTATTAGACCACCTAGTGGCCCAGCCTCCCCGGGTTCGAGTGAACGTCAACTAATGGTTACTGGTGGAGCAAATCAGGTTAACCCTTATGGCGCTATTCCTGTTGTCCTTGGTAAAGTGCGAATGACTCCGCCGCTTGGGGCTGTAAACAACCTAAGCTACGAAAACGATACAGACAGCTATTTATCCATGCTTTTAGTATGGGGATATGGTCCATTGGTTATCGACACAGCAACCTTAAAAATTGGTGACGTCGCACTAAGCGAGTACACACTACCACAACCAATTGTTATTTTAGACCGCCGAACAGACCCAACACCACAGCAAATAATAGACTTTAATGCTATTTACGGCAAAGATATTGAGCAGGTTGCTAAAAATCTTACACTATCTTGTCCCGGACAGTACGATGCTGTACTAACAGAGCAGCAGTATGGGCCTTGGATTGTTACCAGCAGCGGACCTACTACTTATGATAGTAGTGGTAATGTTGTATTAATCAATCAGTTTAGTGTATCTCTGCACTTCCCACAAGGTTTGAGAAGAATACAGTCAGAAGGTCGCGATTCTGGAAAAGAAGAGTCGGCTATCGTAAAGTATGAAATTCAAATTAAAGACGGTTCTGGTCCTTGGACAGTTTGGGAAGATGGTATTATAGGTGACGGCACCGTTAAAAAGGATGCGTTTACCATTAACAAAACATTCTATGCATTAAATTCACCCAATGAAGTACAGGTTAGGGTGCGTAGAAAAAGCGGGGATAATGCTGAGTGGACTAGTAATGCCAATGGTGCAGGAAATGCTAAATCACAAATCTATGCGCAAGTGGTACTGCTACAAACAACTTTTGTAAGAAACATATCGCCTGCCAGAGACCCGCTAAACTGCAAGATTGCAGCAGCCGCACTGAAAATTAAAGCTGACGACCAGTTAAACGGTCAGATTGAGGGCGTTAATGCTATTGTACAAACGTGGGCACCTTCTTGGAACGGTACTTCGTGGCAAGAAGCTGCAACCAATAATCCAGCAGATTTATTTTTATATGTATTAAAGCATCCTGCAAACCCACAGCGTATAAAAGATAGTGACGTATCTGCAAAGATTAACTTACAGCAGATCCAATACTGGAGTCAGTACTGTACTACAAAAGGTTTTCAATATAACAGCGTGCATGCTTCAGCCCGTAGTATTCTAGAAGTATTGCGTGATATATGTGCTGCTGGTAGAGCCAGTCCTGCTATGGTAGATGGTAGATGGTCTGTGGTTATTGATGAACCAAAACCAAATATTGTACAGCATTTTACTCCACACAATAGTTGGGGTTTTGAAGGTACCAAGATATTACCAAAACTACCGGATGGCTTAAAGGTATCTTACTATGACGAAGACCAAAACTATCAAGAAGCAGAAGTGATAGTTTACAATGCTGGTAAAAATGCTAATAACTCAGAGTTATTTGAAAATATAAGTTTACCAGGAGTCACTAAAAAGTCGCTAGCTATAGATCATGCTCGTTGGCATTTTGCCCAAGCTAAGTTGCGCCCAGAAGTATATAGACTAAATTCAGATATTGAATACCTAGTCTGTAACCGGGGCGACAGGGTGAAGGCAATGCACGATGTTCCTCTATGGGGAACAGGCAGTGGTAGAGTAAAAACAACAATCAGTAGTATTGAGTTTGAGCTAGACGAACCAGTATTGATTGATGTATCTAATAACTATACAATACGTTTTAGATCAGCTACTGGAAGCAGCATAGAGCGTACAGTTGATTTAACTGATGTTGAGTCTGGATATATTTCAACTGTTAAACTAACTACTGCAACGTCTGAAGTTATGCCCGGAGACTTATTCTTGTTTGGAGAGTATAAGCGCGAGTCACAAGACTTAATTGTGCTTAGCATTGAGCCTTCAAGCAATAAATCTGCACTAATAACCCTTGTAGATTATGGTATAACCGATACCTACAATATTTTTACAGACTACTTAACTTTAACACAAAACGTAGTATTTGAGTCACAAATAACACTACCACCTGAACAACTAAGAACAGGTTTAGTAGATAGTCAAGTACCTTTAGTTACTAATATTGCTAGTGATAGTTCTACAAGTAGATTGCTAAGTACAGGACTCTATGAACAGCGTATTGGAATTAGTTATGCAAATGCACAACTACTACCTAAGCTAATAGATAAAGTTCAATGTAGCTACTACTTACAAAATACATCGGAACTAATTAATGCCAGTATAATTACTACTGATTATAACACTGGCTCTATATATATTGGCGGAGTTACAACCGGTCAGGTTTACAAAATTAAACTAAGGTATCAATTAAAAGACGGCAGAACTGGTAAATGGTCTCAGGAATATACACATACAGTTGGTTCTTTTGCCAACTTTTTGACTGTAGATACTGTAGAGATTGATTTAAATAACCATACGTTATTTATGTCCGCACTTTCCGATATTCCAAATAATACTGCTTTGTTTAAGACATACGAGTATAGAGTTTATCGGGATACTGGAACTGAAGACTTCTGGGAAATTGAACCAAATGCAACTAATCAGATAAAAGTAGTTAGGTCTACAGGAATAGCTCAATTAGACTTACTTGAGTTTACAGGAACAAGATTATCTACTATAGGGGTTACTTACCGAGTAGCGTGCCGAACAGTAGATATTCACGATAATTACAGTGCCGCTAGTGCACTAGGAACAATAGTTATTAAGACTATTCAATAAAGGAAAATTATGTCAGCACGACTGTATTCAGGCATAAAGTCTCTACACTTAATATTAGACACACCATATGACACTATCAGAACAGATGATATACGTGATGACTTAATTGCCGTAAAAGTTTGGTATTCAAAAACTTCTGGTTTTAATCCACAAGCAGGACAAGGTACACTGGGTTTTGATGGTAATGGTTTATCCATTACCATCTCTGACCTAGATACTAATACACGATATTATGTACGTTATGCCTTTATTAGTAGTATTGATCCAACAATATACACAGTTTCAGCAGAAATAACAGCACTAGTGTATGATGAAAATACCACAGTTTATGGTTATTTAACCAACGACCCGCTACCAATTGTAACAGCTGCAGACGGTAGTGGTGGTGATTTTTCTCGTGCCACAGGTGTATTCAAGGTTTTTAACTTAAGTCAAGAAGTAACTGGTGCAGGTCCTGTGTACGGTATAAAACCCGGCTCAAATAATTTTGTGATTGGTGCCACTATAAATGCCGTAACGGGTGTTTACAGCTGTACTGGCATTGAAGAAAATGCTGCAGATATTGTTTTTACTGCGACATTTAATGGCGTAACTGTTGAGCAAGTGTGGAATATTTATCGTGGACTAGCCGGTGAAAAAGCACCGGTTATTCGCTTGAGTGCAACAAACTCAAGTTTTGTATTTAAAGATGCAGATGCTCCGCTGCCACAAACACTAAATACTGTGATAACAGCACAGTTAACAAACTTAACTGGTACTCCAGTTTTTACAACCAAAGCGTATACTCGTGCTGGGGTTGAGCTTGGAACTGGCGATACGCAAATAAACTTTAACCAAGTTGACAACAAGATTACAATAACTGCCGCACAGTTTTCTCAGCCTGGTTTAACGCTTGGAACAGTTATTGTAACAGCCACACTTGGTAATGTAAGCGATAGCTTTACTCTTTATCGTATAAATGATGGTACAGAACAAATAACTGTTGAGCTATCTAATAGTGCGCACTTAATACAAGCTGCCAGCAATGGCGACACCGTACCAGCAAACTATGCAGGAAGTGGTACAACCATTCAAGTAAAACAAGGCAATACTTATCTTAGCGTAGACCAAGCGTCTCCGTACGATAGCCCAGGAACCTGGAATATTTTTAATATTGCCGGTGTAGGTATTACAGTTGACCCAACCCCAACAATTGGGCCTAATTACATAGACTTTGATACGCACGCAGCAATGACTGCTGACCAAGCATACATTGACTATACCATAGAGTATCGTACCACAAGCGGTACTGTTGGAACGCAAACAGTTCGCCAAAGTTTTGCAAAGTCTAAAGCTGGCGTTACAGGTGCAACTGCTCGTGTAGTAGATATAACTGCTCCAACTCAAGCATTTATTACAGCAAAAAATTCCACACAGTCAACCGAATCATCCATTACGCTAACAGCTACTGCCAGCAATTTTTTAAGCCCAGCCTATACTTGGTTGGTTGATGATGTAGTACCTCTGCCCAGTGTGGGCGTGGCAAACGGCAATACTTTTGTTTTAAATAGCTTTCCTGCTGTTGGCTATAAATCAGTTAGAGTAGTGGTTACAGAAACTGTAGAAAACCAGACTTACAGCGTATATGACGTATACAGTGTGTATAGTTTGCGTGAGGGAGACGACTCACTTGTGGTTGGCCTATCAAACGAAAACCAGACTATTAGCTGCGACTCTACGGGGGAGCCACTTAGTGGGCAATTCCCACGATATAGTAAGTTGTCGGCAGTAATAGGAACCAAGTTACTATCAGGTACTACACAACCAGCAGTAACTTTTGCGCCTGTAAGTTATAGCGGTGGAAATAGTAGTAGCTACGCCATTGATAGTGCTGGTAATATTACAGTATATAGTATTACTGGTAATTCAGCCCAAGCTATTTTTAGTGCTACTGTTGGTGGAACTACACTAACAAAAATTCTAACATTCAGCAAAGCACTTGCTGGTCAGCGGGGTGTTAATGGCGAAGGTATATCACAGATATACATTCGTAGTGATTTGCAGCCAGATACTCCTGTGGCAAGTTCCACAACACCTGGTGGATGGAGCCCGACCGTTGCTGGTGCTGGCGGTACTGCTGCACTGTGGACAAGTTTTGGTAAGCGTCTGCAAGATTCACTAATATACACTTGGCAAACGCCAGTGCGGGTACAAGGTGAAGCTGGTAATCCACTACGTAATGCAACTGGATACTTGTATTACAGTATTCAACAGGCGAGTCCACCAACTAAGCCTAGTGCTAGCGGGTTTGATTTCTCTAATGGAACTTTTAGTAGTATAACTGAACCTGATCCTGGTAGTTGGTCAATAACTTTTAATGTACCAAACGAACCTACAACAAAAATGTGGGCTGTGCGCTATAGCGTACAAGAAACAGTGTTTGGCGGAGCACAAACCGTTGACATTAGTAGCCCTTTTACCCACCAAAACTTTGATGGACTAGTTACATTTAGCAATAACGACTTTGCTAAGAAGGATCTTACTAATGTTACCACAATTGATGGTGGTAAAATTACCACTGGAACAATTGATGTAAAAAGGTTAAATATTGGTGCTGTAAAAACTGGCGACTATATTCGTATGTATGATAACCAGATTATAGTATACACAGGTAATCAAGCCCGTGTTATTATTGGTAACTTAACAATACCAACAAACCCTAACACTTAAACAGAGAAAACTTATGGCTTATGGAATGAAAATCATAAACCAAGATAATACTGTTGCATATGACTCCACCAGTCCTGGTGGAGTTTTTGTGCAGTTTGTTACCTTGCCAACCAATATTACTACTTCGTCTAACATAGTCAATTTAAGTTCAGCTTATTCTGGTATGACCATAGAATTATTTACCTTGTCCAGTGGCGACCACAGTATTTATTTAGTTCAAGGAAATATTGAGAGTGGACAAAACCCAAAAATAATTTGGGATAATACTAGTAGTACCACAGGCAGTGTGCGTCGACCAACTATTTTAATGGTATTTGCTAAATGAGTTACGGATTTAAATTTTTAAACAACAATAATCAAACAATTATTGATGACACTAGTACCAAGCCTTGGTACTGGGGGCAAGCTTCCGCCGATGCTTTATATGATGTAACTTACTCATGTAATGAGTTAAATAAGTATGATGGAGAAGGTACTCCGTATACACCTTTTACACCTTTTGATGCACAATCAGCTACAGGTTGGACCGTTTATTTAATACGATATACGGTGCCATCTGCTTATAATTGTTTCGTGTGTATTGAGCTACCAAATACAAGCCGCGCTGTATACTACCGTACAGAAAAAACTCATAGGCTAGTAGCTGAGAATCCTTGGATAGATGTTTATGCGTACATACCAAGTACTGTAGTAGCAAGTGCCGCCGACGTGCCACGAGTATACGTATTTGTAGCAGACCCAGTACCTACGGCTAATTTAAGTACAGGTTATGGGGTTCATGTATTTAACAGTTCTCAGCAGTGTACATATGACTCAAATAAAAAACACTTTCAGCCTAAATCAATACCTCTTGTATATTTACCAAATCCCAGAGACTACGTATATCAATCGGGGCAAGCAATTCCAGGTCAAGATACTCAAGATCTAGATCTACCAGCAGATGCTGCATTTTTGTTACCAAGTGCACTTCCTGTATATGCTTACTATGACGGAAATGATGGTATAGCCAAAGAAATAATCTATCATGGAATATATAGACGAGTTGGCCAAAAAATTCGTAATGCTATGCCTGCGATTAGTAGATCTAATAGTAATGCCAATGTATCTTTATTTAATGCTAGTTTTTATAATACTTCTGGTTTAGGGCTACAGCCAATTATTTTACTAGACTCCTACACCCTAAATCAGGGCTATACAGCACCAGAATTTCCTGCTTCGTACACCTTAAGAATTAGCACAACAACCTTAGAAGAAGGTTTGCTAAATGACCCCAGTTTATACAGACGAAATGTAGCTATTATAACGCTAGAAACGGCAGGGGTAGCAAACGGCACACTAGTACCTTATACAATTACTGGAATTCAAAGTACCGATATAAGTATTCCACTAACCGGTAATTTTACAGTTAGTGGAAATCGGGCTACAGTAACTATTACTGCACTAGCTGACGGACTATCAGAGGGCACTGAAACAGCCACAGTAACACTAAACAATGGCAAAGCTTCTATTGTATTTACAATTAGTGATCTACAAAGTTTTGCACTTAGTGTTTCTAAAGCTAATCCAGAAGAGGGTCAAAGCGTACTTGTATACTTAAATACTGTTAACGTACCTAGTGGAACGGTAGTACCTTATCAAATAGGCGGTATTCAACAGGCAGACTTATCTGTTGGATCAGTAAGCGGAAACTTTACGGTTGCTGGAACAGGTGGAGCAAACGGAACCGCTGCTATACAACTGACATTTGCTAGAGATGCTAGTCCAGAAAATGAAACAGCAATTGTAACACTTACTAACAGACCCGAAGTCGGAGTAACCATATCAATCACAGACTTGAGTTTTGGATACAACCCTGTGGTAACTATACAGCCCAGCCTAATTGAGCAAAATCAAAATACTACTATTCAGATAACTGGCGGAATTCCAAACGATACTGCTCAGTGGCTTTTACTGGATTCAGGTGTTGACCCAGTTGACGCATTCAACAACCGTTGGCTGGCTGCTTATCAAGATGCTGCCGAAGCACAAGTTTTAACACTAGACGGATATGGGAATTTTAGCAACACTGTCACAGGCTATGACATTGGTGTTGGCAGTCGCGTATTATGGATTTTTACACAAGGCGACAAATTCTTTCGCAGTGCTAGCGTAACCGTTACCGAAATACCGACTTATTCAATTACTGCCAGCAACGGTACCAAAGGTCCACTATACATAAACGAAGGTCAAACTGCTTACTTTTTGGTAACTACCAGTAATGTACCAAACGAAACAGTAGTATATCCAAAAGCCGTTAATCCAAGAACTGCCGTATCGGCCGATATTATTAACAGTGCTGAAAATGGTTTAACAATAAACAATAATACTGCTTCTTTTAACATACAAATTGTTGCAGATAACACAACAGAATCTGACCCAGACTACAGCCCAGACGGACAAGAGTATTTTACTTTAGTTTTAGATTATCCCAATGGCACACGCCGTGATACTTATGGCACAGTGTATATTAATGATACTTCAAAGGACCCTGCTACTTACAGAGTAGATCGCAGTGTATCCAGTGTTAACGAGGGTAACTCTGTATTATTTACATTTGCAACCAATCAAACCGGTACGTACTACTGGACTTTGACTGGTATGGAAATGGCAGATATTGCGTATGCGGAGTACTATTTGGATTATGGTGATGGGGCTTATTGGGAGAGTCAAGGACAAATTAACTCCGGCACTATTAGTCCAAGTCAGAGTGTGAGAATTTACTTTGCCAATGACCAGATAACTGAAGGTGCACAAACTGCAACGTTTGATGTTAGATCAGGCAGCATAACCGGTACAGTATTGGCTTCAAACTCCGTGACTATCAATGACACCAGCGTATATCCTGCAGCAGGTACTAAAAGTGGTAGTCTTTACTGCGGTACTGGCGTCAACAGTTTTAATCTATACCAAAACTACCATAACGGCACGGGCGGTATTAGTGCTACGCTTGTAGAGGCACAGAGTGCTAGTTGTGGTTTTAATCAGTGGGACGAACAGGTAACAATTGCCAGTGATGCTGGGGGTGACTATATTGTTCCAACCAGTGGATATTATGCTACTACTATAGGACAAGGTGAACCATATTCAGCCTTTACATTTAGTGTTACCAACAATTCGGACCCTCAACCAGCAACTTTTCCAGGTTCAGCGAACTTAAATAGTGATGGTTATTGGACCAACTATATTCCTGGATACCAGGCAATTAGTACCACAGAGGGTGCTACTGGGGATAAGCGTTTATGGGTAAAATTTGCTTATAATAATCACGTTCGTAGTGCGCGCATATTAGTTGTAGAAAATGCAGGTACTTTGAGTGGCGGTCAGTACTGTGGTACTGGTAATAACCAGTTTAACTTATATCAAAACAAACATGATGGTCGTGGCGGCATATACGCAGAAACTGTACAAACCAATAGTTCTACTTGTGGCTATGTGCAGCAATATTATCCTTATATGTCTGATAGTTATTTTTACAATAACTTATACGATGGTAGCGTTCAGCCTTGGTATATTTACGGTGCAAAACCCAATTCCACTGTTAGGTTTACAATTGTAGATGGACCAAATTATATTAATGCAAGTGCAGATATAACCACAGATGTAAGTGGTTTTGGCAGTTTTAACATAGGCAATCTTGCTTATACTCAAGGAACTTACACAATCAACGCAACATTTCCCAATCAAGATGCCAGCTATCCCAGCAGTTTTCGTACACTAGCATTTTACTGGGTTGTGTACTACTATGATTATGGTGGCGGTGGCGGATTTTAACTAAAATTTAGCTAAATTTTACCCTGCTCATGCAAATGGGCAGGGTATTTTTTTGCATTGACAATTTGGACCCTATATGCTATAATATATCAAATTGTCCGTAGTCTCCTATTTTACGTTAATAAGGATTCTCACTGGTTTACAACTAGTTAAATAAACTAAGTGGCTATAAAGATTATAGTCCGTAATAAATAGGAGAACTCACATATGTTGGATTCTAATTTTGAACAAATCTTACAGGCCGTTAGTTTAGTTGCAATTGCAATAATAGCTGTTCTGGTAGGAGCGCAAAAAATCTTAAAAAATTGGCGAAGTACAGAAGCAGAAACTAGTATTATCAGCCTTATGCACACTGAATTGGAGCGTATGAGCGAGCAGAATACTAAGCTTAGCTTAGAGCTAGGCAGGTTGCATTCAGAAATAATTGCTTTAAATACCGAGCTACAAAAATTAACTGTAGAAAACCAAAATTTGCGTACTGAAGTATGTGCTCTTACACAAGAGGTAAGTAATTTCAAGCAGTCAGCATCGCAGAAAGGCAGAGTGTATGCAGCCAGCAAAAATTAATTATAAAGTATACCAAGGCAGTACATTTCAAGAAGTTTACCGTTGGGAATCGCAAACAAAAGTTTACGTACCAATTCAAACTATTGCAAAATCAGCGCCTTGTGTTATAACTACCAGCGAACCGCACAATCTTCCAGTTGGTTGGAGATTACGTGTGGCTGGTGCAGGTGGTATGAAAGAAATCAATACCACTGGCGATCAGTATCATGTTGCTACTGGTGTTACCAGTAATAGTATTACCCTAAATCAGGTAAACAGTCTACAGTACACTGCCTTTACAACTGGTGGAGTTGTAGAATATGGTCAACCAGTTGACTTAGCACAATATGCCGCACGCATGCAAATTCGTGAAACCGTAGACAGTCCCGACGTTATTTACGAAGCAACTTCGCAAGCCGGTCAAATCGTCTTGGATAATGTAAGCAAAACAATTACAATTACCATCTTAGGCAGCGTTACCACGCTGTTTGATTTTGCAACAGCTGTGTACTCACTAGAACTATTCAACGGCAACAATGTTGTGCCTTTCTTGGTTGGTAACTTAACACTGGTTCCAGAGGTTACGCGATGACTGATGTAGTTGTAACCGAATCAAATAATAGCACGGTTATACAAACCACACAAACACATAACCTGGTTGTTGATGATAAGCAGGCCACGGTTATTGTTACCGGCATGATGCCTCCGGCTGCAACTAGTTCTATTACAAACGCAGTGGACATTGATACTACAAACCTACAGGGCGGCAGCACACTAGTGTATAATGCCACAACACAGCAGTGGACTGCCACCAAGCTACTAGATCAACAAATAATTGAATCTGGTCAGTTTTAAAAGGAAAAAATATGGCTTCTATAGTAAGAATAAAACGCAGTGAAACCTCGGGTAATCCTGGGGTATTAGGTGCAGGTGAATTAGCCTACTCAGGCTTAACAGACAACGGGTCGAACGGTGGTGACAGACTTTATATTGGTCTTGGACTCGAAACTGCTGGCAATGCAGTTAACCACATTATTATTGGTGGTAAGCGCTATACCGACATGGTTGACGCAGCCACTAATATCAACACAATTGGTACACTAGTCCGTCGTGATTCAAACGGTGATTTTGCAGCACGTAACATTACTGCAGATTTACTTGGTAACGCAGCAACAGCAACCAAATGGCTGAATGCTCGTACCCTAAGCCTAACCGGTGACGCAACCGCATCTCTAACCGGCGTAGACGGGTCACAAAACGTAAACGCAGCAATTACCCTAGCAAATACTACTGTAGCAGCTGGCAGTTATGGTTCAGCAACAGACATTCCAACATTCACAGTTGACAGCAAAGGTCGCTTAACAGCAGCCGGAACTGCTAGTGTTGCAACTAATTTAGGTGTAGCCGGCAATACCGGAACAGACACCGTTAGCTTGTTAACAGATACACTGAGTATTGTAGGCGGAGTTGGTGTTACCACAGCGGTTACAAATAACACAGTAACAATCAACCTTGGTCAAGCAGTCGACCCTACGTCTAACGTTGTGTTCAATGATGCCACAATCAACGGTACCTTATACTCCAACGACATTACTGCTGCCAACATCAACATTGACGGCAATGCCAGTATAACCGGTAACTTAACTGTATTGGGAACTGTTACCACAGTTAACTCTACCACAGTTGCCATTGGTGACAAAAATATCGAACTTGCCAAAGACGCTACGAGTGCAGCAATGGCAGACGGTGGTGGTTTAACGGTTCGTGGACCTGCAGTACCAGCTACAATCTTGTATACCAGCGGTACCGATCGTTGGGCACTTAACAAAGACTTGGAAGTTGCTAATATTTACGCTGAACTTGTTGGTAATGCTGCAACAGCTACTAAGTGGAAAACAGCTCGCAACTTGAGTTTAACTGGTGATGCAACAGCTACACTACTAAGTGTAGACGGCAGCGCTGCAGTGTCAGCAGCAATTACGCTGGCCACAGTTAACGCTACTGTTGGTGCATACGGTGACGCAGTCACAGTGCCAACAATTACCGTTAACGCCAAAGGTCTTGTAACCAGCATCCTACAAACAGCAATTCCAACTGCTACTACACTTATCAAAGGTTTAGCTAGCTTTAGCGCGGATCAATTCACACTAACTGCAGGCTCTGTGTTCTTACAACAAGTTGACTGCGGTACCTACTAAGGACGTGTATGGCTCCAGTATTAAAAATTAAACGAAGCTCAGAGCCAGGCAAGATACCGCAACCCGCAGATTTAACCCCTGGCGAGCTAGCGCTCAATGATGCTGATGGCGCTATTTACTATAAGAAATCAGATGGTACAATAGCTTCACTTAGCAGTGGGGCTACTGCAGGAACACGTCGCATATACGAAACAACAGCCACCGCAGCTCAAACCACCTTTGTATTTCCTGGTGGATATTCTCCGGGATTCTTAGATGTTTGGTTAAACGGTATCCAGCTTGGCAACAGTGACTATGTGGCCACAAATGGTACCAACATTAGTTTAGTTCAAGCTGCAGTAATTGGGGACTTTTTAAGGTTCGTTGCTTATGATCCAGTTGGTCTAGCAGATACCTACCGAAAGTCTGAAGTGGACACACTAGCAACACAAAAAGCCATTGTTATGGCAATTGCATTGGGGTAAAACATGGCAACAACATTTACTAACGCAATTGCAAATGGCGTAGGTACTGCAGAAACTGTAGTATACACAGCCACAGAAAAAGCAATTATAATTGGTTGTAGTGTTAGCAACTTGCTAAGCACCACAGTGCCTTTTACAATTAAAACTCGCAGAGCTGGTGTAGACACCTTTGTGCACAAAAACAAACGCATAGATGCTGGCGATCCTTACGAACTAATGCGCGGCAACAAGCTTGTGCTACTACCAGGTGATAGCCTAGTAGTTAGCGCCATGATAGCACAAAGCCTTGACGTAATTTTTTCAATCCTGCAAGGAGTTGAATAATGAAACTATCGCCAGTACAACTTGATTTAGCCGATATTATTAATCAAAATTTTGTCGGTGCAAGAATGAACCCTAAAACAGGACAAGCGTATATTGATTTAGTATACGATGGTTCTCCGGTAGAACTACCGGACGCGATTCCTACGGCCACAGGATATCGTACATTTTTTTGGACGAAAAACTCTATGAATTTTTCGATAAATAATAAAGGCCACCTTATAGTGAGCATCATATGACACAAACAATTGATCTTGGAAAACTTAGATTTAACTACCTAGGAGCATATGACGCTGCCGTTACATATACTCTTAATGACGTAGTAAGCTATAACGGCAATGTATATTGCTATACTAATGCTAGTGGTACAGTTGGTACCATACCAACAACCACGGCATATTGGACAGTAATGCTTACGGGTGCCGGTACAGCTACTTATAGCGAAAATACCTACTACGTTACTCCTCATGGAACTGACAGTGAAGGATTTGGTACTAGCCTTACTAATTCCTTTAAAACTATTGCGTATGCATGTAATAATGCAGCGCCTTTTAGTACAATTTTTGTAAAAACAGGAACATACGAAGAACAGTTACCAATCACTATTCCAGCTAACGTAGCTATTGTTGGCGATGGACAGCGTTCTACAATTGTAGCCCCTAAAACCGGTACTAGTCTTGATGGGGTAACTAGTAATTCCAACTCAACCATGTGGTTGATGTCAGATGGTTCATTACTGAATAAACTAGCCTTTAAAGGAATGACAGGTTGGAGTACTGGTAGTATCCCTGCTGATATTACTACCTCTACACCTCGAGGTATTTTTTGTGCACTAAACCCTGCTTCTCCTGTTACCACTAAATCACCTTATGTTCTAGAATGTGCGGC